ATAAAAGATCTTCTCTTGCAATAGCTTCTTTAGCTTTTTCATCTTCTATATCATAGCCTAATTTAGCAAGCTCCATGTCTCTTGCGCTTGTTCTTTGACCTTCTATATCAGAAAATAATTGATTTAAGTTTTCACCACCAAATGCTAAACCTAAATTACCTAAAGTACTTCCACCACCTGTTTCGGAAAAACCTCTTAAAGAAGAAGCAATTAAATATTTACCAAGTGGATCAATAGTTGGTTGTGCATACTTATCATATATTTCTTTGTATCTATCTCCAGCAGAAACAGGAGTTGCAGCAGGATTTTCTGGTCCATTAGCATAATTTTTTCTATCTTCAATACCAGACATAATACCATTCATATTGGTAGATCCACCTCTAAACATTGGTCTTCTAAATACTTTACTCATTATGCTGTCTTCTGTACCGGATTTAATGTTCTGTAAATTCCTGCTAATCCTGATCCCGCACTAATTAAAGATTGTAATCCACTTGGATTAGGAGTTTGTTCTGTAATTGATTTACCAGGATAACCTGCGATTAATTGTGTTACTCCTGTACCATATTGCTGTGCAGCAGTTAATGGTTGATTTAAATTTTGTATATTTAATTGTTGGTTAGCAGTTAATTCATTTTGTCTTTGTGCTTGTAATGCTCCACCCATTGTAGTTAGACCTGCAACTTGTTGGCCTTGTAATGCAGGAACTTGTTGAGCTAAATTCATTTGATTACTAAATTGATTTTGTGCTAATGTATTAGCTTGAGTAAATGAATCTGATAATAATTTTGCTTGTAATGCTGCTCTGTTTCTATCAGAGTTTGACAAATACTCTGCTTCAGCTACACCTTGTCTTGCTCCACCAAATGCTCCAGCATTGTATGCATTTTGTGAAAGAGTACCTAAACCTTTTTGTGCTTGAAGATCATATTCTCCTAAAGTTGCATTAATAACATCTTGTTGATAAGGAGACATAAACTGTTGATAGCCTGTAGGCCCAGTAGCCGCTCCTGCAGCTTGAATGTATGGTTCATATGCACCAATACCTGCTTGTAATTGTTTAACAGCTTCTTGTTGTAGTGGATCTAATCCAGCTACATTTTGAGCACCATATACTTTGGAAAGATCAGCACCTTTATAATCACCGACTGCAGAAGAAAGATCTTCTAAAAAAGTTTTACCCGCTGCTTCTATAAATTCCGGTGGCCTGACTCTAGTTTCACTAACTGCCATTATACTGTTCCTCCGTTTTCTAATTTTTTCATAGTGTCATACATAATCTGAGCACCTTTATTTACACTACCACCACCTGCTGCTCTTACAGCATCAGCAGTAAATACGAATTCGTTGTTTGATAACATTGCAGGAATGTCATCTGCCTTTTCTTTTACACCAACTGGAGGAATAAATCCACCTGTTTCTCTTAAATCTAGCTCTTTTACACCCTTAGGATTGATATTAATATCTAGTCCTTCAATCCCTGAAGCCTGTTCCACTAACTCATCAGATCCATAAGCACGGTTTATTCTACCGCCATTAGCCATTAATGAAACATATGGTGGAAGACCCATTTCTTCTGCTTGTTTTTTTCTTATTTCGTTTTGAATTTTTCTTTTTTCTTTTTCTTCTTCGGAAATTTTAGGTAATCTTTTCATCATTGATTCTTGAATTTTTTTATATATAGACATAGTTCCTTCATATTGTCTTTTTTCTTCTGGAGTCATATTATCTAAAAATTTCTTAAAAGGATCTGGCATTTTGACAGGAGGTATTTTATCACCTTTAAAAAGTGTGGCTAACGGATTTTCTGTTCCACTTTGATATCCCATTCTACCACCATATGCCATTTTTTGTTCATATCGTTCAAAGTCTTTAGTAACATTTTCACCAGTTTCACCAAAGAATGGCATTAACATTTTTATATGTTGTTCTTTTGTAATTTGTCCTTTTTCCAAAGCTTCATCCATATATTTTTTTAACATATATATTGTAGTTGAAGGAGCAACACCGCCTTTAATTTCTTTTACAAATTTTAAATTTTCTTTTAATGATTTTTCTTTTGGCATAGGATCTTCCATACCTTCTGCATAACCCATTCTACCACCACCAGCTTTCATGTTTCTATTTAAGAAATTTTCTTTTTTACTAGTGTAAGCTGCCATTGCATTTTTATCATTTGTGTCCACACTTGGTAAATTTAAATTATCATAATATTGTTCTAAGTATTGTCTTAAAGCTTCTGGGTCACCTTTTAAAGCTTGTATCTGTTGAGGTTCCATACCACCAAATAATTTTCCTGCTGTTGCTCCAGTTACAATTTTACCTATATTACTTCCTAAAAAATTTTTAGCTCCAGATAACATAGATCCAAATTGACTTTGAGCAAAATCTCCTCCTACTTTTCTAAGTAAAGGACTAAAACTACCCTTACCAAAAAAAGAACCAAGTCCACTTGCACCACCTAGACCATATAAAGATCCAGCAGTTAATGCTAACTTACCGATATCAGATTTAAGAAAACTTCCTATTCCTTTACTAATACCCTTAAAAGCTTTTTTAAGACCACCAAATAATGCTCCTTGTCTAGGTGCAACTTCCATAATTCCACCTCCCATTCTTAACTGTCTTGGCATTTGTGATCTTGATATTGTCATAATTTATTATATCTAATAATCCCTTGTTTTACAACTTAGAATCACCACCTATTGGTAATGCTTCTACGGTTACTTTAACGTCTCTTTTAATATCATCAGCTACAGTATCTGTTCCTGGATCTTGTACATCATTCATAGCTTCTGCGTCTGAATTATATTCTTGACCTGTTTTAATGTTTGTTAGCGTAACCTCTGTTTTTGGTGTTATAATCTTAACCGGTTTACCATTTATTACTTCTACTCTATATGATGCTTCTGTTTCTACAAATGACATATTAATCCCTATTTATTTCTAATATTGATGCTACTACATGCAATCTATTTGCATCCGCAGCGGTTACTTTAAATACTTCGTTTTCTTCTAATATAACAGGTTGAGTTAGCAATTGTTCCGTTGCATGACCTGCTACACTTTTTACATCAAACAATACAAATATATTACTAGATGCATCTGTTATAGTTGCTGTAATCGTACTACCATTATTACTATCATCACAAACTAAAATACTTTTTATAATAGCTCTTGAATCAGATGGTGCAGTATATAAAGTAGTAGCACTCGTAGTTGTTAAATCTAGTTTTGCATTTTTATAAATATTAGCCATTAAACCACGCGAACCTTTCTTGATCTTGCTTTTGTTCGTTTAAAAAAGTAGAATTTAATTGCTCTACAACTATAGCAATTGCTCTATTAATTTGTTTTTGGTTAGAGACATCATACTCTTCTTTAGGCTCAGGTAATCTAACTACTACTTTAGCCATGTTTTCCTACAAAATAACAAAGTGGTTCAAGAATTTTTCTATATACTCTACCTAGTAAATGTACCTTGCCTCTTGATTCCTGACGTATGTCTATAGTTCTGTGAACTGCAATGTGTTCTAATATTTTTCTAACTACTTTATTTGTTTTAGCAATTTTAACTAATGGTAAGAATAATTTGTGATAACCTTTTTGATATTCAGGTGCTAAACCTTTTGAGTGTTTTAACCAAATTTTATTTCTAAAAGATCCAAAGCCATAAGACTCGTTCATCATGGTGCATACAATTTTTGGACTACCACCTGTATTTCCACCATCATTACCACTATTGTTTGAAGGTTGTATTTGATAATCACCTAAATTACCACTACCTGTTCCATATTTTGGAGATCCTTGACCTGCAGGACCGCCTTTACCTGTTGCATTGTAACCACTTCCAGCATTGTAACTACTACCTGTATCATTTCCACCACCATAATAATCTGTTGCATAACCACCACCTGGAGCTGTTCCACCAGCGTCTGTTACTGAATCACCAACACCACCATAATAATCTGATGTATAACCACCACCCGGTGCTGTTCCACCAGCATCAATTACTGAATCACCCACACCACCATAATAATCTGCTGTTCCATCATCTGTTACTTTAGGTGTTGTACCTATATCTTTATCATCTTGTCCACTTTCATAAGGATCTGTAGTATATGTAGGAGCTGTTTGTGTATAAATACTATCAGTATTATAAATATTTGGATTTGTGTAATCTAGATATTCTTCTTCATCTTCCGAATACGTTGATGTTTTTATTTCTTCATCATAAGTAGGAATTTGATCATTAATAAATCCATCATCTATATCTTTTTGTTTAAGTTTATCGTTGAAAACAGTTGTTGCTTTATCTGATGCACCAAAAAATTTTTCTTCTGCTTCATCAAGAGCTTTTAGTTTAGCTGCTTTTTGTTCAGGGTCTTTCATCTTTTCATTAATCATATCTCTTCTTTTCTGAAAAGTTTGTCGAGTTACTTTAGCAGCATTGTATCCTGCCATAATATTTTCTGCTGTATTTATATCTCCACCATCAGACACAAATTGTCCAATATCATTTAGTTGAAAACCTTGACCTAATAATTCATTTTCTAAAATAGCTCTGTTATTTACAGGCATCTTATCACCTAAATATTCTAAACCTTTTCCAATAAAACTATTTCCTAAAAAATCTGCAGCTGCACCAGGTATACCAGTTAATTGTTTACCTTGATAATAATCTGGATACATATCCATTAATTTTTGTGCTTCAGTTCCTGAAGAATAAAAGTCTCCAATTAAATCTCTTTCAGCGGCTTGTCTGTAATTATAAGGACTATAATTATCTCCTGTTCTAGTTCTACTTGGATCAGGATTGTAAACACTAAAATTATTACTATTTTGTACGGGTAATATTTTTTTTATTGGTTCTTCTGGTTGTACTGGAAGTATTGGAGGATTAGTTCCAGGTTGATTAGTTCTGTCATATTTAAAAGTCTTAGGTAAAGACTGATTTAAATATTGCATTGCTAGATCATATAAAGTTGCCATTATCTTCTTCCATCCGGTTGTATGTCTATTCGTAAGGTGCCAAAACGCCAAGATTCACTAACATCTGTATTTTCTATCTTAATGTTAACAAACCTGCCTCTGGCTCTAGTATCCTTTTTATCAGTACTTGCAGTAATTGTAAAGGGGCTTAAAGAGGTATTAGTATCTGATTGTTGAGGATAACGCTTAACAGCAAGAGTTACTTTTGCATTACCTTGTAAATCTTTAAAATCAGGTACAAATCTTCTCATAGCTAAAAATATTTCTCCGGATATACCAGGACCACTTGATCTACCCTGTGCATCTTTTTGTTTTGATTGTATATCAAAATCATATGATTTTACAAATGAAGTAATGGTTGTAGTAGAACCATCTTGATTAATTTGATCTGTACCTACTTCATGTTCAAAAAATTGAGTTTGACCTAAACCATCTTGACCTACCACAACAGGAAAACTTCCATCAAGAGAATCATTATATTTGGTTGCAAAAGGTTTTTCATAAACAGAAGCATCAATCCAAGAAGTTCTAGCTTCTGTTCCAATATACCAAACACCACCTTTCATTGGTTCTCCATAATTAAATACAACATACTGATCATTATACTCAGAATTAGTTGAAGGATAATACCAAACAACTTCTGTAAATAGGTTATTAATACCTGCTGCAACTTGTTGACCTTTAGTTGTATCTGCTTGATCATATACATAATCTTCAACACTACATGGTAGTGATTTAACTGTACCATCAAACATAAAGAAACCATTATTAGACATCCAAAACGCAGCTCCATCTATTTCAACAGCTGCATTCTTACCAATTAATCCACAGTTAGTACCCACTTGTTCAAAACCAAATGTAAAAGGTGCGCCAATAAATTTCATTGTGTATAATGCATTATCTGTCCAAACAAGAATTGTTTCTTTTGCTTTTAAAGCTCCTATAATTTTTGTACCATCCTGCAATCTCTGTGATCCCGCTGAGTTAATTGCTGTTGGTGTGTAGTCATTTATATCTTCTTGATCTGAGAATCTTATAAACATATCATCTTGTGTTGTTGTATCTCCAATAGTTGTTTCGGTACCTAAATGAATTAAGTGACGTGTTGTAGGTGAAACTAATGTAACTCTTGTTGCAGTTGGATTATTAGATGTAGAAAAACCAGATGTAGATGTTGATGCTCTGACTGTTAAAGGAGACGCAGCTCCTGCGTTCCATGTGAATGTTTTACCATTTGCAATCGTTGCAACTAACACTTGACCAAAATTACTTAATGACCATAGACCAGGTTCTAGTACTACTTCAGAAGCTTGAACAGCACTTCCAAAACCTGTGAATTTTGAAGCATCAGTTACGACTGCACTGTTTAAATGAGCTTGACCATTTGATGTACCAATAGTTGCGGTTCCAAAAGCTCCTCTTGTAATACCTGTTAAAGTATTTACACCCTTACCGGTATAAGTAATTAATTCATCACCGACTAATATAGTTCCAGCAGTTGGAAAACCTGCGTTAGACGTAACATTAATTACAGTTCCTGATCCACCGGTACCATTAGTATCTGCAAGCAACGCCCCATTTAAAGTTGTTATTTGTGCACCGGGTGCTGTTCCACCATATTGACCAATACCAAAACCATAACCATATGATTGTGCAGCAGGACCAACTTTTTCATAAGGTATAACACTACAAGACCCTGTAGCCACACCATCTGCTGTTTCTGTTCCTGTTACAACTATAATTTTAGCAGACGTTACTCTTGTAACTTGAAATAATTTATCTTCAAAAGCAGCATCTGTTAAATTTACACCGCTAGGAGCAGTAACACCATCTAATAAAATAATATCTCCTGACTCTAGATTATGGTCAGATGAAAAAGTTAATGTAACTTCTTTTGACCCACTTAAAGAAGACATTGAAACACTTCCAATTGTAGATTTAATTGGAGTAATATCATGAAGTTGTCCTTCAAAATATAAAAGTAAAAACTTATCTGTCCCAATAGCTACATACCTATTGCCTTCTAAATCAACAAATGCAAATTCACGTCTTGCAACTCCAACAATAGTATCTGAAATTAGCGAAGACCAACCACCAACTTTTTCAGGCAGGTTATATCTGAATCTGACATTATCACAATCAACCCATCTGTTTTCTGCACCAGATTCGGTATCTTGCTTATCTATTCCCGGTAATACTTTAAAATCAATTAGAGCCATTATTCTGCTCCTTATGCCGTGTTAGTTTTGTAAGCCCAGCCTCTTGTTGCATCCACATACACTAATGTAAAAGCTTGACCGTTAGTGGTTAGTGTTAGGTTTGATGTACCTGTATTTATTGGTTGACCATTTCTATTAACAATTAAGTTGTTAGAGTTAAACGTTCCTCTTGCATCTATAAATGTAATTTCATCTCCTATAGCAGGTGATGTAGGAAGTGTAATTGTAATTGGGTTAGCTGTTGTATTTGCAAAAATTTGTTCACCAGCAGATGCTGTGTAAGCAGTTACGGTAGAAGAGTTTACTGTTATGTAACCTTTAGTTTTCATACCAAGATTAACATTAGTTCCATCTGAATAAACTAATACAGTTGCACCTGAAGGAATCAATACTCCTGATCCAGATACAGTTTTAACTGTTAAAGTTTTTATACTTCCAGAACTTTCTCTAGTAGTTGCATCTTGAAATACCATAACTCTTTCAGCAGTATCTGGAATAGTGACTGTTCTGTTTGCTGTTAAAATTCCTGTTAATTTAATGTAGATGTTTTTACCATTTGATGTTGCACCATTATCTAATGCTAATGCTACGTCTCCACCACCTACAGCTAATGATAAATAACCTGTAGATAATTGTTCTAAAATTTCTAAGTTTGTATTAGTAATTGTACCCCAAAGACCTGCTTTTTCACCAGTAGTAATTAATTCTAATTTTGAGTTTGTTGAATAACTTGATGCCATAATTCTCCTAATAAGGGTCTATATTAACCCATGTTTGTGATGCTCCTGGATCTATAGGTTGCCATGTAATGATACCAGGATCATTGACAGTAAGAGTCATAGGCACGCCTGTAGGACTTACATTCGCAGCTGCAGTGATTGTAACACTTCCTGTAGACAAGGTCAATTGGTTTCCTGTGACACTTGTATTAGCTGCCGCTGATACTGTAACGGTACCAACACCTAAAGTTAATGGTGTAGGAGTAGGTGTAACATTTGCTGCTGCAGCAATTGTTAATGATCCAAAACCTAAAGTTAAAGGACTACCAGTTGGTGTTACAAAAGCTCCTGCTAGTGCAGAAGAACTACCTATACTTAATGTTAAAGGACTCCCTGTTACATTAATTGTAACGTTAGGGTTAAAGAACGATGTCGATATTGGAGCACCGGATATAGAAGTCAGTCCGAGCATGGTTTACGCTCCTGTCAGTGCTTTTATCTCGGCGTCTGTTAATCCTAGATCTTTAAGTTTTTGTTTTCCAGATGCTTTTTCTGTTTCTGTTTGTGCAGCTTCTTCTTCTGGTGTAGGTAACTCTGCCATCTTAGCTTCAATGTCAGCTACTGGTATAGGTGTTGTTCCATTGTGCCATTCTATTTCACAAGTGTTAATATCACTACCTCTTACAACTACTTCTGCATTAGAATTTATTTTTAAAATTGCGTCAATTATTTTAACCATTATGCTTCTATCTCCATTAAAGTAATAGTTGATACACTACTTTCATCATTAACTACTACTGTAGCTGCATTTGATTGAGAACGAAATACACATTTGTAAGTTATAGCAGAAGTAGTTGAAGGAGAATCCAAATAAGTTGTTGCAACTGTTCCTACTCTATTAGCACCTGAATCTGCTGTATATCCAGCACCTTCGTCCATTTTAATTAAATTAGAATTATCTTTTTGTAAAAAAATTCTTAAATATGTATTATTTGTTTCTTTACCACAACCAGATATTCTAGCATCAATTAAAATTTTATTAGATGATGATGATGGAGTTATTGATGCTGTTAATCCTGTATCTACAGCAGTAACACTATTACTTGTTACTTCTGTGCTATGTGTAGCATTTACAACTTGCAAAATCTTACCTTGTCCAGGTGCAACACTTGTTGGTATTGTCCCTGTAATTGCATTCGCTCCACCTAATCTTGTTATTGCCATCTACGCTCCTATCAACGCTTTAATTTCTGCGTCGTCCAATCCTAAATCTTTTAGCTTCTGTTTACCAGAGGCTTTTTTATCTATTGCTGCTTGTTCAGCGTCTTTTAATTCTTGTATCTTTGCATTTACTTCTGCCTCCCGT